GCTGTCCACATAACTTACAAGCCCCTCATACGCTTTACAGTTTCAGTTTCCCAGATGCGTATACCTGTCCACAAAATTGTAAACAAGGCCGCTATTGCGGGTAACAAGCCAGCTAAAGCACCAACGCCAGTTGCTATAGAAATTGTATCTACGACCTCTTTCATTCCGTCATCTTCCATAGTTAACCGCCTTTTATAAGTAAAGTTGTTCCGTATATAACACCGGATGCAACTACTGCCCCTACAACCATAGCAATTACGTCAGCTATTTTTTGTCTTTTTTTACGCTGTTGGTATACTGCTTTTTCTCTTCGTAAACGTATGTCCTTACGTAACTGCATCATTTCTACGTAAGTGTCTTTACCGTATGCCCAGACAATCAACTCACGTATGTGCTTTTCTTGTTCCTGTAGCTTCTTACGAGCTATAGTAGCGTTAAGAGCTTCTTCTTCTACTGACCCACCACCAAACAGCTTTTTAAATATAGGCGGGTTTTCTGCTTCTCTTTCGGCTTGTCTTATGTCTGATGCGTAGCTAAACCACTTGCCCAACTGTTGAGCAACTTGTTCAATCTCAGCACCTTTGTTTACTAAAAGCTGTACGCCTCTGAACGACGAGGACGCTAGTGCTACGAGAGAAAGAGGGTCCATTCATTTAAGGCTTCGTAGGCCACGTAATAGACGTAGGGAAGTCTGTCTGTTGTGGTACGTCCCTAAGCGCCTGACGATACGTTGCCATAGCGTCTGACATGGTTACATCAGACAAGGCGTAATGGTCTGTTTCTGCGAGAAGTGCGTCACGTTTTTTACGTTCTTCTGCGGCAAGCCTGTCGTTAGCTCCTGCGGCCCATTCTTCGTCTTGAACTTTTACTGCGTCTAAAAAAGTTTGGTCTTCGTCAGTAATTGGAACTAGACCATCTGCCGTACATTTAAGCTGGCTCATAATTTAACCCTTGTTAATTCCGTACAAAGATACCGTCCCTGTAAGGTTACTAGACCCATCAATTCTTAGTCCTTCCAACCTGTTAGAACTTAAACCACTGTTGTAGTAGGTAGCAGAACCCTGTACAAAAGTGTTTTCTCCGCCTGAGTTTCTTTGTCCATTAAAGTCAAATGTAAGCAAAGTATTGTCATGTACAGCATTATCTGAAATGGTAAAGAAAACATGCATTAGTCCAGTAAACTCAGCTTCATTGCCTAAATCAATTTTGTTTTGGCTGGAACTGCTGTTATCGCTAGTGCTTATCCCAGTTCCTTGCTGATCGGTTCTTATCAGCCTGCGGCTATATTTATTGTCTTCTCTGTATGAACCGTCAACCTTGTAATAAACGCGAAAGTCTCCATTGCCACTAGCATGAATTAGGTTGTCTAAGAGAATCATGTAAGCACTGTATTGACTTGTATCAAACGCCTCTATATCAATAATGTCTGTCGAGCCGCCCGGTTCATATTTTTGTATAAACACCAAACTTTGGCTTGCTCCAACTTCAGGGTGTTGAATAGCAAGTTTAGTTGAGGAAATTGCCTTTCCTGCATAAACCTCTGGTGTTCCTTTTGTAGTGTTTAACGTACCGTTTGTTTGAACGTAATAATCAGATCCAGTAACTAAACTTGATTGGGCGTCATCTATAGAGCCTACTATTTGAATTGTTGCTGTTGCACCGTTTGAATAAGCAGCGTTGGAGATACCTATAAAATTATTAGAAGTTAAATTAGTAAATGTTAGTGATTTAACAAGAGCCTGTCCTGTTAAAGAGCCGTGGTCATCATTATAAAACAGAGCAAATGCTTGAGAATTAGAATCGAAAGCAATGGCGGGATAGTCGGACGGATCAGACTGAATAGTTACGTTATCGGTAAACGAAATAGACGTTCCTGAAACAGTGGCTTCAGTAGTAAACACATCATTATTCGCTCGAAAGAAAATTAAGGCTTTTCCAGCGACAGAGTGAAACGCAATAGACGTTTTCTGTATAATCGCAGAGCCTACTTCAGTGTAAAACGTAGCTTCGCTTCCGAAAGATATAGAGGTTCCACTTAAGGTACCAACAATAGCTGTGCCAGATTCACTGTTGCCTACGTCCCTATAACATATTATTGCTTTGTTGTTAGTGGTATCGAACGTAGCGGATATTTCATCAGTGCTTCCGGCGTTAAACACAACGGCAGTGCCAAAAGATATAGAGGTTCCACTTAAGGTTCCAACAATAGCTGTGCCGTGTGAGCTATTTCCAAAATCTTGGTACGCAAGGACTACTTTGTTATTGCTGCTATCAAAGGTAATAGCATTTTCTCGAGTATCACCAGCTTCATAAACAACAGCAGTTCCGAAAGATATAGAGGTTCCACTTAAGGTTCCGACAATAGCGGTTCCCTGTCCAGAATTTCCACCATCTCTATAACCAATTACTACTTTATTGTTTGATGAATCAAAAGCAGCAACTATGTGGGCAGTGCTTGCAGACTCAAAAACAACAGGGGTTCCAAAAGATATAGAGGTTCCACTTACGGCTCCGACAACAGCAGTTCCATAATTAGAATTACCGCCATCCGTATAGGCTATTACTACTTTGTTGTTACTAGAATCAAACGCAATAGCAGTATTAGTGGTTGTTCCCGTTTCAAATACAGATTTAGAGCCAAAACTAATTGAGCTTCCTGATATTGTTCCTACAAGCGCAGTGCCTTGACTAGAGTTGTCCCAATCCCTGAAAACAACAACAACCTTGTTGTTACTGGAATCAAAAACAGCAGAAATTTCTTCTGTATCGCCACTGTTAAAAGTAACATGGCTACCTGTACTACCAGTGCCGCCTGCGATGACAGAAACAGTTCCATCAGTATTAAGAACAACTTTATCGCCATTGGCTAATGCGCCAGAAGCTGTTGCTGTAAACGTAGGTGATGTTCCACCAGCTATTTGGCTAGGCGTAATTGCTAAAGCCGCTTGGTGTTGCGTAACACTAGACTGTGTAATGTTTGCATCAGGAACGTTAGCCCAAGTTACAACAGAGCTAAGGTCATTAACTTCTGAAATAAGAGGAATGGTAGCCGCAACGTAATCAATAACAGCGGCGTTAGTTGGAATCTGATTGTCTACATCAGAGAATGTTTCACTAGATGTAGTAACCGCACCAGCATCCAAATTAGAAAAAGCAACGCTAGTTAAAACAGAAGCTCCACCTACTGTTAGAGTGCTAAAAGCTCCTGCCCCAGTAGAAGAGCTACCAATAGAAACACCGTCTATAGTGCCTCCGTTAATATCTGCTGTTGTTGCAGTTAAACTTGAAAAAGTTCCTGCAGCCGGTGTGGCCCCACCAATAACTACATTGTCAGCAGTGCCACCATTAATGTCAGCAGTAGTAGCTACAACGCTAGTAAACGTACCTGCGGCTGGTGTTGACCCGCCAATAACAACGTTATCTGCTGTACCACCATCAAGGTTAGCAGTTGTAATAGTTCCAAGGTTACTAACAGTAGCACCACTAAAGTTAACAGTGCCACTAGCCGTTAGGTTAGTAAATGTTCCTGCGCCAGCAGATGAGCCACCAATCGTAGCGCCATCTACCGTACCGCCGTTAATATCAGCAGTTGTAGCAACAAGATTAGTAAATGTGCCTGCAGCGGCTGTAGAGCCACCAATTACAGCATTGTCAATCGTGCCTGCGTTAATGTCTGCTGTTGTTGCAGTAAGGTTTGTAAAAGTACCAGCGGCTGCTGAATTAGCGCCTATTACAGTCCCATCAATAGCCCCTGCGTTTATATCAACAGTGGGAATGGTAACTGTGCCGGTAAAGGTAGGGTCTGCTGTATTAGACTTTGTAGCAATTGCAGTCGATATAGCATCAAATTCTGTTTCAAACTCTGAGCCACGAACAACCTTATTGGTATCACCACCCGGAAGCGTGTCTTTAGCCGCAAAGTCAGTAGTCTTTGTATAATTAGCCATTGGTTATTCCTAGCAAGAAAAAAGAAAGGGGGCCATTGCGACCCCCCGTAGTTCTATTAGGCAGAAGGTACTGCCAAAACAAAACCAGCTTCAGGACGATACACCTGAACACCGTAGAGGGTGTCAGCAGTGTACAGAGTAGACAAGTACTCTTGCTTGTACTGAGTCTGAGAGCGGACAGCCAACTGCTCTGCCATTACAACTGCTTCAGCATGAAACAACAATGCTGCACGAGTGTCAACGCTTGATGCAGTGTTATCACCAGCAGCTTCGATAGTTCGGCAGTTAGCAGAAACGTAAACGTCTACGCCGTACAGGTTGCCGATCAAGCCGTTGTTGACGGTTCCACCAGATACAAAGTCAGAAGACACGTATCGGTCAATGCCCATAATCGCATTGCGCGTAGCGGGCGGGATGATAAGGTTACGACCTTCCATCGGTACGTTGTTGTCATCCATCTTCTGGATCATGTCACGGAAGAAAGCATCCGTAAACTCGTCACCAGCTACCAGAGTGTCATCAGTGTACTGAGTGGTAGTGCCGTTGTCGTTAAAGAAACAGCCAGTGTGCTGATAGTCAGTAGCAGCGGGGCTAAACACAACAGCGCCACCATCACCAAAACCAGTACCAGCCGCATGAAGGTCATTGTCAACTTGTACAGCCAGAGCGTAACCAGCATCTTCAGTGTAGAACTGACGCAGAGATGACAGTGCCTGTACCTCTACGATGTCCTCAATCAGACGTGAGTACTCAAAGTGCCGGTTAATAGTAACCTGCAGCTCTGACTCGGTGTTTGCAATGATAGTTACCGCAGTATCAGCCGCCTTAGCGTTGGCATCACCACGAGTAGGCTTAGGGATATGAATAACGTCACCCTTCTTGCCATTCATAGCAATACGCTTGAC